TTCAAACGATTCTGCGATGGCATAATCAATACTAGCTGACTTCACTCCTTGAAAAGCGACTAAGCCAACAGCCTCAATCATAAGGCCCTTGACCTTATAGACACCTTCTTCTTTGATAATTTCTTTAGCGGTAGCATGAATGGAAGGGCCAAGTAAATTGTCCCTAACCATCTCAACAACATCTGGGTGTCGTGCGGTATTTCTGATCTTTCCCTCGTGCATTAAGTCTGCTCCGTTTAAGTGTAATTGTCCCAATCCAATAACGTGTTCTTCTACATTATCTGATGGGTGTCCAAATAACCATTTGAACTCTTGCCCATTGTTTTCATTAAGATTCTCGTAAGTATATTGGTTATTATTCCTACTAACACCTTCTTTGAGTGCAACGCCACCAATCTTTAACCATTGGCCTCTGTTATCTTTACCCTCTGTTATTTCAAATGAAGGTGTAAAATCGAATGATATATTTTGTTTGGATTCCATCTTGTCTCCTAATAATTTATTTTTCTGTTACCTATTCTTTCACCATCTTCACGGTAATCTGGCTTAGCAATCTTCACAGTGGCTGCTCTGGCCTCATCCACAAGAGTTGATGACCTATTCATTAATGGTGCATTTCTACTAAGCAAATCTTCTGGAGTAACATTCTGAAATGTTTTCCTGCTTCGCCTACTTGGCCCATTAACACAAACATAATCAGTATTATCATAATTGTTTGGAACACTATGACGTTCTTTACAAACTGGGCATTTGAACATCATAATTCTGCCCTCTCAATAATGAAAGCTCTTTTAGGTAAATCATCATTACCATTATCTTTATACTCACCAACAATGCGACCAGTTTCATTCACTACTTCCATAATGACATTCTGTTCTCTGCCTCGTTTTACGACTGGTTTCATTTGATTGGCACCTTTCTATCAGTTTTTACAACTCGGCCTGTAGCATTTTTGTTTTGAGTGGTCTTTGTAGGGTCATTAGGATTATCTTTCACTTTTTTGTCAACCATCTGATTAGGACGTGGTTTTTGTAACCCAGTCTTTGGGTCTTGTTGTTGACCATTAGGTAACCCACCTACAGCACCCATCATAGCTTCAGCTTTTTCTTCGGGTGTAGGTAATTTCTCTCTGAATCGAGGTGGTAACAAATCGTTAGCTTTTTGGGGGGTAAGAATACCATCTGTCACCAATCCTCTTAACATATCAATTTCAATCTCTCTTTCTCTTTCTTCAGCTTGTGACCAGATTAATTGGTCTTCATTATCACCAAGACCTTGACCTACAATGATTTTGTCTTCAAACTCTACCTTTAACTCACGTTGTAAGGATTTAGTGTGTCTTCCGAATGCACGAAGTTGAACTTCTGCTGTTGCTTTATCAGTTCCAGCAGAACGGCCGAGTAGAACTGGAGGAACCTGCCCTCCAGTGATGATTTGGGTCTCTACATGGTCTAGAGGTGTTTTAATGTCCATCCCTTTGGCATTAAAATCTAGAACGCCCAATTCTACAAGATGAGATGTAGTCACCTCACTCTCAGCCTCTAAATCCCGTAAGGTATCCGATATAGTTCCCACAATTGCATCGTTGGCAGGATATTGATCGTTCCCAACTTTAGCCCAGATTAATGGTGCTACATATTTCTTGAGAACTTTCCGCAGGTTGGACTCCATGCTCAACTTAATATTGATAGCTTCAACTAAGGGTTTGATAACACTAAACCCATATTTCTCAGCATTTAACACATTATGTTTGAAATGGACAATAGAATCGAACTTGGAAACCCTTCTTGGGAAAGATTCATCTTTCTTAAGGTCACCAGTCGTACCCCAAAGGATTAATGCTTTACCCTCAATAATCTGAGAATAACCAGTAATATCTCCAGTTGGTTTCCTATAAACATCAACCCAAACAGGGTCAATAAGCTTTAATTCGGTGATTTCTCCAGTCTTTTTCACTACTTCAACATACGCATTACCATATAATAACATAGTTTTAGCTAATTGATGAAGAAATCTTGTTAAATTGACCTTATTAGCCCATTTGTCTAATTTTTTACTATTAGGACCTTCAAAATAATACTCTTGGACAGCCTGGTCTGCTTGAACATCAATAATTGCAGTAATTAATGGAACACGCTCATAAGCTTCTTTATAAATCTTAAATTGAGTACTTCTCTTATCAGAATTGTCTTCTTCACCACTTAAGGCAATAGCACCACGCCCACTCTTCTTGACAATAGCTATACCTGCCTCACGAACATTCTTCTTTCTAGTGAAATTATCAAAAATACCCATACACTCTTTTTTAGTTCAAACTCATTTAAAAACTAAATTGTTTTTGACACTGCGAATGGGTTACTCTGACCCCTTTTACTCCCACCTTTCACAGCTGAGAAAATCCCCATCGTAACATGACGAGCAATATAATTCGCTAAGCCAAGAGAAATTACCATATCATCATGTTTACCTGTTCCTTCAAATTTCACAGTCTTGGAACGCATATCAAACACAATCCCAAACTTGCTTAATTCGTCCTTCAAAGCGTCAACCATCTTCACAGTCTTGAAATCGTCTTTCGCATAAGGAATAATGAACCCACGTTTCTCAAACTGGTCTCGTAAGGCTTTAACAATCTCATCTTTACTACGATTACTAGAAGTAAACTTGAACCCATCAATCGGAACACCATCTGCCCTAAGGTCATAGATGAATATCTTACCAAAAGAGTTCTCATCACCAAGAGCTTTAACAATTTTATACTTATCAGCCAACGCTTTAATCCGTTGTTTCTGCATTCCATAATCCATTCCCTTCGATCTCTCAATCTGGACTATCTTTAACTTCTTACTTCCTGGGCTTTTCTCCAAAACAGTGACTACAGTATAATCTGCACCTGATTGAGCTGACATTGCAAAATCTATTCCCATGAAATATTGTTTCAAACTCTTAGGTTCATACTGGAACGAACAAGAAGGGTCAAGGCATTCCTCAATCATATGAGATGGGAACAATTTGTCTTTGGTTGAAACTGGTTTCAATAAGAATTCCTGTGACCAAGTGAGATTGTTGTATGTCTCAATTGTCTTATGTGTCACAACATCCTTAATACTGACAGCTCCATCTTCCCTAACAACCTTAGTGTCTGGGTATCTAACCTCAAACAAGTTGCCTTTTGACCCTTCTGCAGGGAATTTGTCAAAATAGATAGAACTGAACCCAGGGTCTCGCTCAATCTCATGTAATAAGTCCATTTCTGATTTTGGAGTTCCAACACCCACAAAATAACCACGTTTAGCACGAATTGTTGGTAATACAGCTTTCCTAAAGATTTCATGGTCTGCATACTCACCCATCTCGTCACAACCTAGTCCGTCAACGTGTAAACCACGAACATTGTCGTTGTAAGCTTTAGATAAGAGCCTAGAATGATTAGCAAGTTCCAATTCAGTTCTGCTCCAAGCCTGTGACCTATTAGAAGGTACAATAGATTTGAGCATAGGAGTTGTAAGAACTGTTAATCTAATATCCTTAAGAACTTCAATCGCTTGTGGTAAGGTCTTAGAAATTATAAGATATTGAGTAGCAGGATTCATAATCGCTTTCCATAAGAAATAATGTACAAATAGTTGCCTAGTCTTACCAGAAGAACGGAACGCCATAAAACAGACCCTTTTCTTTTCTTCAATGAGTCTTAGCCATTCCTTTTGAAAAGGAGTGAGAGTCCAAGTAGTCCCAGCATAAATCACATTCTCTATGAAATACACTGGGTCTGTCCTGAGCTTTTTTGGGTCAATCTTCTTTTTGATTTTGGTTGCCATGGTTAGATGATATGGAAAGCTATGTGGAAAAGAGGTGGTGATGGTTGGATATGGTTTTTATGTTAAACAAAAACCAAGGTTTAGAAACCACACAGCTACGTTCCTCATCTAATCATCGTCCTCTACTACTCCGATTAAATCAAAAAAGTCCATTTTCTCACTTGTCCCTTTTGGTGCTTTAGTTTGTAATAATCGATAATAAGACCTGAAGTCTGCTTCAAGCTGTTTAAGGTAATATGCAATTTCGTTCACCTTAATTCTGGTGAGTGTGCCTAATTCATCACGTTCTTCAAAGAATGGGCCAAACTTCTCAAGACAAGATTCAGCGAACCTCATCTTCATCCAAGTGGCCACCATCCGATTAGCTATCATAATGTCAACAGGTTCTGATAATTGCCATTGAGCAATGACTGCTTCTATTATCTTAGCAAACTCTTTAGGATTATCAGTAGCCATCTGGCCACCAACTTTCTTAAGATTACTTCTTCTTCGCTTCTTGGATTTTTCTGCAACCATCACACATCTCCTTCGGACCCTCACCTACCCTCATTACTTTGATACACCTACTACACCTGATTGTAGGTACACCATGAACTTTGAACTTATCCCACTTTACTCTCCCATTAGTGGAAATGATGGCAGACAAATGATTCCACTTGTCCGCCTGAAGTTCATTAGTGGGAAATGCCATTCTCCTCTTAAGGAATTTGGCTGCCACAACTTTTAACCATTTCATCAGTTCAACCTCTCGATGAATAGTTCAGTATTTCTCTTAGCAATCCTAAACTTAATGTAAGGTTTTGCTTTAGTCAAATGTCTAATAGCAGTCCCAATCTTTGTACTATATTGGCTACTAATCTTCTTTCGTTTCTCAATGGAGTGTTCTGGATATAGTGCAGTCACTGGGATGTGTAATACTTCCCCAATCAGTAATGAAGATAATGTTCTTTTCATTTCTTCAACCATTGGGCTAAGTTGACTTGATCCCATCCATTTACTTGCTGGGATTTCTTTGACTACTTTAAAATCCATTTTCAATTCCATTTCATTCTTGTCATTCATTTGTGTTTCCTCTGGGATGGCTTCTTCCTTTTGAAAGAACCATTTTTTGGTATTCTTTTTGTTGATTTTCTTGTACTCCAAATTGTTCAGTTGCAACTCCCTGCATCTATCGAGAAGTTCAGGTTTGGACAATTTCCTTAACTCATTCAATTCATTCATTTTCTTCACCTTTCAATTTTTCAAGCAATTCTTCAGCTTCTTTAATCCGAAGATATTGTTCAAAAGCTTCTTCACAATATTTTAAGAATTCATCTTTATTAGTGGGTTCAGTCAAATCACACAATAACACTCCAACATCTTGTTCCTTGTTGCGAAAATGTTTAGAAACAAACTGACGGAAATTGATGTACCCACGAACAGTATTCTTAGACTGCCTTTTCATACGAAATTTCTCAATTGTGAATATCATGGGGACAGGAGAGAGCCTGACCTATATAAACCTTCCTATTTTAACA